CATGCCGGTTGCCGGTACAGATATGCGCCCAAATCTCGTTCATTGGCACCTCTGGGGTGCTACACATTCTGATCACTGGTATCAGCCGCACGATAGGCGGCGCAATACCCCCATATTCACCGCGATACGTCAGCCAGATCAGCCACCGACTAGCAGTGGCGGTTGATACGCCAGCCGCTTCGGCGAGATCGCGCAGGGTGTAGCCGTTCTGCTGAAGCAGCTTTCGGTAAGGGAGGTGATCCATGATTGAAACCCTAGGCGTGAAAAAAATTCGTGTCAAGCGCATTTTTTCCCTTGACGTTATTTTCTGCGTGGGTTTATCGTCATGTCAGGCAATCAAGCCGCAAGGGGAACTATCATGCAATACTTGAAACATCGCTCCGCCGCCTGGTGGATACTGGCAATCTTGCAGGGCCTTGGCTTTGCTGCCTTCTTCCTGCTGCTGATCATCTTGTTCGCGATGGCTGGCGCATGAGCGACGCCAAGGCGGAACACCTGTCCGAGGTGTCTGAGAAAATGAAGCGCGCAATCTTCAAGATTGGCAACGGCGAAAATGTGAGTGATGTCATATTCGCTGCCACCATGGCTCTAGCCTGTTTCATCTACGATGTTACGGACCATGGAACAGAGAACAACGTCGCAAAGCGGTCAGCAGATTTGCTGACGGATGCCATTCAGCATCTTGTGAAGGAGGATTTGAATTGATCGACCTAGAAACCCTGCGCGCCAAGTTGGCGATAGCGGAGAATGAACTGGTTCGCATTCAATATGCGGATGATTTCTGTTTCAGTAATGGCGCTTATGACGCCCTCGCCAAAGTGCGGGATGAACTGAAATGGGAACTCATGGAAGCAGAAGCCGCTGCCCGCCAGAAGGCGGCAGGCATTGCGACGGCCAGCGGGGAGCCTGGCCCGTGAACACCGTCCGCGTGTCCATCAAAATGACCAGCAACATCCCTTCGCAAACTGATCTGTTTGTTGAGGTGGATGACATCAGCCAACCAGCCTGGCGCCCTCTCGCCGCCTTCGCCAGCATCAAGGCGGCGGCGAAGTGGCTACAGGAGGAAGGCTTTACCTACGTCGTCGGAAGCAATGGAGTTTACAGCCGTGACACCGCAACAGCGCGAAAGAATGCGCCTGCTGAATACCGCGATGATATTGGCGGAAGAAGGATTAATGAAGCGGGCTTTGATCAAAGCCAACAACAAGCCGCTGGAGTTCGACGCCTTGCGGTCAAACTGGGACGTATGGGTGCGACTCTCCGACCAGGACCGGGTTCTGTGGCAAGCAATCAGCGCAGTGAAAAACCAAATTAAGGGGACATGGACAGATGAAGATTCAGATCAGTGACGATAAGCCGATCCCGCCACCGGCAAAGCGGGGCAGACCGAAGGGGTCTAGTAAGTATCCAATTGCCCGCCTGTCGGTGGGACAAAGTTTCCGCATTTCAGCAGATGCGGTGAAACCGGCTTCTGTTTTCTCAATGGTGTCGCGCTTTAACCGCGCCCTGGCGCCAAAGAAATTTACAGTTCGCAGCACCCCGCGCGGGTGTACGGTTTGGAGGGTGGAGTGATGAGCGACACAAATAGCGCGGAGGTAAGTGCGTTTTATCTGTCATTTTTGGCAGCGGGTATGCGTGAAGGTGCTGATCTTCTGCGTTCCATTGCTAAGGAGCGAGATATGCTGCGGGCGGCGCTGCGCGATATAGCGCGCCAACCAGAAGGCGATGAAGAAAACGCACAGGCTGTTGCCCGCGCGGCGCTGGGAGAAAAGGAATGAGCGATCTCACCACCCTACTCGCCCTTGCGGAACGCTGCGAACAGGCAGCCGGGCCGGATAGGGAATTGGATGCTGAGATTGCGCTGGCTATTGGCTATACGCGCGAAAAGAAAGGCCGACAGCGTATTGCTTGGTGGCGTAATCCAAAAGGGCAACAGCTTGGATATGATGGATGGCATAATTTTCCGCCATCATTCACCGCCAGCCTAGACGCGGCGGTTACGCTGGTGCCGGAAGGGTGGGGCTATGAATTACGACAAGGCAATAGCGGCGCTCGCAGGGCGCTTTGTCGAATGTGGGACGGTCGTGGAATATGGACTAGAGGCACCGTTGCAGCCACCCCAGCACTAGCCCTATGCGCCGCCGCGCTACTGGCAACGGCGGCGCTGGGAGAAAAGGAATGAGCGACATCGCAGATAAAATCTACGCAGCCACTGGACTGACGCTCGGCGCAGAGGCGGCGGCAAAGGTAGGACACATGATACGGCTGGCGCGCCAGGAAGCCGCCGACGAAATTGAAAAGCTGCAGGCGGAGAACGCGAAATTCGCCGCCTCAAACCATGCTTATCTATCTGATTACCAAGAAGCCAGAGGTGAAATCGAAAAGCTGCGGGCGGCGCTGCGCGGTTTATTGGAATGGGCAGGACCAATAGCAGGCGATACTCAGATCGTTTCCGAGCGAGCCTATGAAGAAGAAACTGTAGCAATCGCTCGCGCGGCGCTGGGAGAGAAGGAATGACCAAACCCCGCGTCCCCTTACGCTACGGACCTGGCCGCGCTATTCACCCGGAAGTGAGAAGGGCGCGGGAAGCCTACATTGGCGAAGCCCTGCAACGCGGCGAAACCTTCCACCAGATCGCCGCGCATTTTGAGGTGGATACCGAGACAGTAAAGCGATGGTGGAATAAAACACACCATTCAACCAAGTATGAAAACGTCTTCGATAAAGAGCGAAAGTGCTTATCATGCGGCGAAATGTTTTGGAGTGAAGGGCCGCATAATCGGCGGTGCATCAGATGCAAAAGCCACCGGCCAGCAGACACACCTTATGAACCTGGCGGATATGGCAATAGTGGTCACAAAAAAGAACCCCGGCGTTAGGCCGGGGTTTTAGTTTGTCGCAAGAGGAAACTACCCTGCCGGGGGGAGATACCCGGCAAGCGCAATATAATTACTTCTTTCGTGATTTACCAGCCTCAGAAAGCGCAATGGCCATAGCCTGCTTTTCTGATTTCACCACCGGGCCTTTCTTGCTGCCAGAGTGCAACTTGCCCGCGCCATACTCGCGCATCACCTTGGAAATCTTCTTGTCAGCCTTAGTCGGTTTCATTTCTTCGCTCCTTTGATGGCTTCGGCTTCCACCTCATCGACACGGCGAAGCCAGCCCCTGCCGAATGTGACGTAAGCGCCCAGCCCCTGGTAGAAAGCCCGGCGCCCATCTGAATACTGACGAATTAGAAATAGTGGGTCTTGTTTCGCCACCGCCGCCACAGTTTGCGGCCCCACGATTCCATCCGCTGGACTAGCCACACTTTCTTGCAATATGCGGACAGCGCGTTTAACGCCTGCGTTAACGGCCATATCAAAGACAACCAGATCAACGCCACTAGGCATCCTGCCACAAGCAGCAGGCTCCCAGTAATAACTTCGATAAATCGCTTCCAACTCGCCATCGCTGATTCTCCTGAGTTCGTCTTTGGTGGCTTTCCGGCCAAGGAACTTCTGATACGTCGCTAGAGTAACACCCCGCATAGTTGCGCCGCCAGGGTCTTTTGGATGGTCTGCCCAGCCGCCCTCATGGTGTAGAATAATCTTCAGGCATGGTAGAAACCGATCTACCGGCGCTTCATTGCCTCCGCCATTACTGGGGCTATCTTTTCGGCGGATCGCCCAATGACGTAACCGCCCAAGCCAATCTCCACGATAGACCATAGCTTCAGCGCCTCCGCCTCTGAGATACCTGGGGCGCTATACCCAAGCCACCGGGCCACAATCAACGCCGTCAGCACCAGCATGACCACCGGGCGCCAAGTGGCGGTTAGCCAATGTTCAGAAGCCGCCTCCGTCTTCACAATATCAGCAGCGGCAGTCTCGATCTCCTGGGCGCGTTGCATCAGGGCGATGGATAGTTCAGCCTCGATTCGCCCCTGCTCTCCCTGATCAGGGACAAGGCGGCGAATTACATCTCCCAGAATCGGCGCCAGTACAGGCAGCAAAGCCGCGAACATTAATCATCCTCCGTTTCTTCGGGCTTAATCCAAAGTTCCGAATATGCCTGATCCGACAGACCACGCAGCACCGCATGGGAGTAGGGAACTGCTGCATACTTGTAGCCGGATGGTGTCTCCCAAGTAACCATGATTGCCACCGCACCATCCGCCAGGGCGGTTGCAATCATCTGCTGGGCGGCTTCGGCAAAGGACACCTCGTGGTGTTCCCCTGGCGCATCCGAATCGACGATCTTTATCCGTCTCATGGCTACCCCCGTCCGGCTTTGATCCGTACACGCCCGCAAATCACCTGGCCCCGGAACCATGCGGCACCATCCACTACCTCGCAAGTCTCTGGCGGTGCCAAGGCGCCATCGCGCCAAGTAAGCACCACAAAGCCCTGCTGCTGGTGCCCTGGGATGCCCAGGCGATAGTTGAACTGTGGCCAATTAGGATCGCCCAGCATCCCGGTTTGAACGCCATAAAGGCGCTTAGACCAATGGTTCAGAGGGCGCACATCCAGGGCATGGGTGTCGCCGGATATAATGGTTCTGCCGCTGCGGCTGGCATTGTTATATCCCGCGTGGATTCCGCCATGGTAGCGGTGGACAAAAGAAACGTCCCCCACATCAAGGCGATAGGTCATAGGCCAATCTATAAACTGGTCCTGAAGACTAAAGGCACCCATCCCTTCAAAAGCGGCAGCATGGGCAGCAAGATATTTATCGTAACGGTCATCATGGTTGCCCCTGATCCAGTAACAAGTGGGATCGCCAGCGGCTTCCCTTAACTCCCGTAAGTGGGTCTGCCCGGCGGCGAGTTCCTCCGCTACATTGGGCTTCTGGTTGTCTGCCCACATCAGCGGCGGATGGCGGGAGACAGACCCCATATCCAGCGCATCGCCATTACAAAACAAAAAGCCCGGCTTTATGTGCCGGGCTAGAATCAAAAGGGCTTCATGTGACAAGCTGCGCGGTTGGCTTAATGACCGCCAGTGGCAGTCCGAAAATACTATTCCCACCCCGTCCTTGATGGCGGGAACCTCCATCACCAGGGCGCTGTTGTGTTCCTCACTCTCAGACCATGGCTTGCTGATCGGCTCGCGCGCCAGGCTGCGGGCTGAACTGCGAATGTCTGGCTTGTTGTACAACTGCATGGCGCGCTGGTAACGGCTCCGCATTGTCTCATACGGTAGCCCGTTTGCTTTCGCAGCTACCATCACGGAGCCGTGCTTCGCTACCGCTTCATAAGCCGCCTTGATGGCGGCGCGGTCTGTCTTGGCTACCATGATGGTCCTATTGCAAGAGGCTTTCTTGCGGATTTACCAATGGATTAAGGGCGGGCTGTAGCATCGCCCCACCGGCACCAGCCACATTTTGCCCAAGCGCCTGCATCGCAGGGCCGCGTGGTGCCACCATCGCCCGCTGGAAAGCTTGGCGGGCTGCTGGCGTATAGGCGCCATACAAGCCAGCGAGAGCCATAAGCGTAGGGATTGGATAACTGAACCCCGCGCCACCAGTAAGGGCGCCGCCCACGGCTTGGCGTGTTGCCGTCCCTGAGTCATTGACAGTAGGCGGCAGTACACCACGCGCACGATCTGATAGGTCTTGCATCAGTGCTTCGCCACGGGCAAAGCGTCCACGGTTTACAGACGCATCGCCAGCCCGTACGGCAGCGGAAAGTTGCGCTGGACTAAACACCCCCTCAACCGCGCCTGGGCTTGCAGCGGCACGGTTCACCCGCATGAAGTTGGCGTAAGCCTCATCAGCCTTTTTAAGATCAGGCGCCAAGTTCGGATTGGTGCGTTCAAACCAATCTTGCATGGCGCTACGCACCTTCTTGAATGCGTCACCCAAACTACGTTCAGAAGCCATGGCGGAGCCGCTGTAGCTTTCGCCAAGCTTCCGCATATCGCTTACAATGTTTTTGTATTGATCCGCTGTAAGTTGCCCGCTTTGCAGTTGGCTGATCAACTTATCATCCAACTCGCGGCGCAAAAGCCCTGACATTTCCGGCGTCAGATTGGTTCGCATCACATTCGCCAGATCGCGCCCTAACTCTTGGTCAGGCGCTAAAGGCGAAGCGCGAGAAATGATGTCATCATACCTGTTGGAAATGATGCCACCAACAGTGTCAATTAATTCACGACCAACCGGGCCAGAAACGATCTTTTGCCCAATCGGCTCTAGCGCCCGATTAGCCGCCGCTGTGTTGAATGTCTCAACAGATTCACGCATGGCGCCCGCAATACGCGGGCCAAGCACCGGAACAGAAGTCAGCGCGCTTTCAATAGAACGGGGAATGCCCCCCATTACCTGGCCGGGCGTCATTTGAACACCTTCAGCCGCCAACTCTTGAACCCCAGCCGGAAGCTTCGGCGCAATGGCGCGACCAAGCGCATAACCAAGAGGACCGCCAATAGCGCCAAGCATGGCGCTCGTGCCGACCTGTTGCGGCTTTTGCTCCGCGAACTCGCCAGAAGTTACCGGCTCCGCAAGACCAAGAGCCGCACCTTGCAAACCACCAACCCCAATAGAGCCAGCCAAAGATTGCGGATTGCGTGTAGCCAAGGCCAAAGCCGTAGCAGGAACCAAACTGCCCGCCATACGGGGAAGATCGACACCTGTATCACCAGCAGCCACGCGAGACTGTTGGTAAGCCCGCTCCCGCGCCACTGTCTGCTGTTGGATGTCTTCTGGCGTTGCTGGCGTCATACCAAGCGCGCGAGTAATCGGGCCAATAACCGGCGCCCTGTTCACCGCACCAGTAGCCGCATTAACCGCTTCAACAACACCACGCGGCAACATTTGCGTGAGTGCCTGCGCGCCCCCTTGGATTGGATCGAAGGCCCCTTGGGCAATAGAACCCATGGTGGTTGAAGGCTCTGCGCCTCCAGCCTGCATCCGCCTGATGGCGGACGCCATGGCGTCTGGCGACATACCTTCTGGAAACTCGATTTCTTGGCCGGAAGGGAGCGTGACGATGGGCATGGTTATTCAACCCTTTGGGTTGCGGGATTGTAGCGAAGGCGTGGTTGTTGTGATTGCGGGCTTGGTTCTTGCAAAGCTGGTGCTGGCCTGCCTTGGGCTGCTGCAAGTCCTTTTTCTTTAGCAGCTTCAGCAATCATCCGTAATTCATCAAGCGCTTTGCGTAAATCTGACGGAGAAAGACCAGCCTTGATTCTGGCAATCGCAGCTTGGGCAATTTCACCTTCACGGTTACTAACCGCGCCCGCTCCTCTAAGAGAATCAAACGCTTGTAAAAATGCTACGCCCTGCAATTGTTCCAAACGTCGCCCGAAATCATAAGCTGATGTACCGGGAATATTTTGCAGCGGCGACAAAACACCAGATGCCGTACTAAATGCTGGATGATTTAGAACCTCATTAATTTGGGAAATACTTCTATTTGAAGTTGATATAATTTCAGGGGCTTTTGCAATATCAATCCCTTGGGCTTGGCCCACTCGTTCTTCACGTTCCCGTCCTGCGGTATCACGTGGAACCACCCCCATTGGGGTGCCAGTACGCCCACCAAGAATACCTGTTCCTGTCCCCATATCAACCGTACGAATCCCCTCCGCAACCCGCGCGCCCGGCGGAAGTTGACCGCGCCGCAATTCACCCGTTTGTGTCGGGAAGTACGGTACCACAACACGCTCGCCATTGGGGCCAGGTTCTTCCACCATCACCGGCTGCAAACCAACCCGCGTCGGGTTCGCCCGTTCAGCCAGAATACGCCAGCCAATCTCTGGCGGAAGCGAAGCCAACAAACGGCGTTCTTCAGCAGAAATCGGACGGAGTGACGGCGCACCAGAAGTAGGTTGCCCGGCTGGGGCTGGCTGCGCCTGAGTGGGAGCCGCTTGGGCACTGGTTGGTTGCGCTTGTGCCTGGGCACCCCGCAAGCCCATCCAGCGGCTAACAGGCGTCCCCAGAACATCGCGCCTATCTTCGCCACGCTCAACAAGCGCCTGAACCCCGCCAGGACCGCCGAGCCAAGCGCCCTGCAAAAGAGCCTCTGGCGTCACTTCGTTGCCACCAACATTACGCCCAATTGCACTCGGAAGCCCCATGGAAGTCATGCGGCCAGCCTGAACTTGCATCGCCAATTCAGCAGCACGACGCTGGGCGTCTGGGTTTTCCAAGAAGTCACGCAATGTACGGACATTCTCAAAACCGGGGATGTTGAAAGTGCCACCCCATTGCCCGTTCCATTCACCCCGGCGACTGATTTCGCCAGGCGCAGGACGATAGACACCAGCATCAGCAGCCAAAGGCGCACCAATCTGATATTGCCCCGCATAGCCCTGAGAATTGATAACACCCGGACCACGGGCTTCGGCTCGGCCAAGAACATCCAGCGCGCGACCAATCGCAGCACGGCTAAACGGTCCATTGGTTTCGTCAGCAGATGCAGGCGCCCGCACCGGCGCAGCAGACGGAGCCGCTGCCCCTGCGGCGGCTGCTGCCGCTGCCGTGCTTGTCGGCTCGCCACCAGAAGCAAACCGGCTTACAGCCTCTTGATAGCGCCGCTGGTTTTGCTGCTGTTGCAACATATTGGTGACGGGCATCACGCTCTGAAGCGCCCCGCCCCGCTGGCCAGCCAAGGCAGCAAAAGCGTCCTGCATGGCGGCAATGCCTAAAAGGCGCCTTTGGTCCGGGGAAAGATCAGCATAAGGACTCTGATCCGGCACCGGATCACCCCCGCTTGTCGGTTCCCCGCCACCAAAAAGACGCGATAGAAATTCAGACATTGCGCGGCTCCTTACCGGAACAGGAGATTAAAGGCATTAGCCAAGCCGCCAGCAGCCTGACCAATGGTGCCAACTTGCTGCAAGAAGGAAGGCGTGGTTTCCGTCGTGGTGGTCTGCCCCATCGGAGCCATCCCAAGCGCACTTTGGCGAATCCGCAACTGCTCCACCGGATACTGGAACTGGCGCAGGAAGTCCTCATAAGCCTGCGTCATATTCGCCTGGGTCAACCCGCGCTGCTGTTCGCCAGATTGGAACATAGCCTGCGCGCCGGTAAGCCCAGCCGTCTGACCAAGGGCGCCAAGGGCGCCAAGCTGCTGGGCAGCGGCAAGGGCCTGCTGGTTCCCCTGCAACCCGTAACCAATGTCACGGCCAGCCATTTCGCCCGCCTGCTGGAAGCCCTGGGAACGCAATTGCGCGGCAGTGCGGGCCGCTTGCTCCATCGCCGCCCGGTTAGTCTCGGCTTCCGCCACACCCTGGCGTGAACCGCCAAACGCCCGCGCCCTCACTGCCTGCGCGGCGGTTTGCTGGTTTGCCATCTGGCGTGAACGATCAATATCCGCCAGCGTAGTATCAATCACCTGTTGCGTGTACGGGTTCTGGTAAGCCGCCATCCCTGAAGCAATGGTGCCCGGCGTATAGGCGCCAGCCTGGCGGGCTAAAGCCTGGGCCTGAGTAATCGGCTGCTGGGCAGAACCCGCCACTTCACCCACCCGCTGGAAGGACGCTTCTTGCAACGGCGTGAAGCCCGCTATCCGCTGATAGGGGTAAATCTGATAATCACGATTAGCAACGTCCAGGGCGAAGTCATAATTCGCCAGCATCCGTTCCTTGACATCGGGGTCAAGTTGGCTGGATTGCGTCTGCGTCGATGTCCCGCCGCCCTTAGACATGGCGTATCTCCTTAGAAACTGTGGTCATTATACCTTCAAAACCATGCCGCTTCAAAGCACGAACCCACCCTGCGCGCCCGCACCCTGTTAATTTAGAACACCCAAAAGCACGCCCATAAGCATCCAATGATGGGATCATCTCGATCACCTGTTCCAACTGACCGCCAACCAGCCAAGCATGGAGAATGGTGAACTTCGGATAGTAAATAAGTTCTGTGACAATCGCCGCTTCAGGGGCGGGCCAGAACTGAAAATGCCCTTCTTTGATGCCCTTGGCTACATGATGGAGATCATGCGTATTACCCGCATAATCAAGCGCATCTTGAAGCCACTTTGAACACCTCTCGAACTCAGCTTCGAACAGGGTCATAGCGCTGTAGCAGCCACCACCCCTGAATTATCCACAGTGATGCTCCACCGTGTTCCGTCAGGGGATTTCAAGATCAACCGGCCTGGGCTTACCTCCAGATCGCGGTTCTTCTTGTGGTTCTCATCATCAGCCCGCTCCAACAAGGCGCGGGCTGTCTGCTCGTTAGAACTATCATAAGAGTTGGTGGCTGGGGGCAATCTCACCTAAGTCCCCCAGGCACCGCTTCAAGACGGAAGTTACCAACCCGCCAATCCGCCAACTGAACGCCCGTTACCTTGAAGGAAACCTGGCGCCCTGAAAAACGGACATCGGTATATTTGGAAGAAATAGTGTAAGGTCCAAAGGTACTCTCCGTACCCTCTGGCGCGAATCTAGTCTTGAAGCTGACGTTTACCTGGCCCTGCGTTTTCTCATCCGGCACCACTTGGCGGGCTACCATAATCCGGTCCCCATTCCCCATTTCCAGCGGCCCCGTCTCCGCATACGGCGAAGCGCCATCGTAGTTCCACCCCACCTCATGATCATACACATAACCAGAGGGATCAATCAGAATGGGATAATCAAACACGCCAGCCGCCACACCAGTTGTTCGCGCCCAAGAACCAATGGACCAAGTATTCTCACGGTAGTTCCAGATTACATAGCGGTCACATTCATTGGACGCGGCAGACGGGTAAGACCAGATCACCTCAAAGAACTCAATATTCAGAACCGCATTCACCTTAGAAGCCTGGTTATAGTTGAAGTCGGAGAACACATAGTCCGACACATCAGACCGCAAAGGCTTCACGGCGCCGTCAAACAAATAGAACGAACCGTCAGACATCCAAGCAACGCCAGTATCCATGCTGACAGAAGCCTGGGCGCTGATCACCCCGCAACCATAACCAACACGCTCAAACCCATAAACGAATGGCGGGCCTTGGTACGTCGCCAAGTGAGCATCAACCGTGGTCAGCAACAAAGACCCGTAGCGAGTGCGCTCGCCACAGATCACCTTGCCGGATGTAGATAACTCGAAATCCCCCGCCTGGTTTGTCGCTGATGGCGTCCAATCGGTGTTATCTTCTTGGTCACACCATTGGACCTTGCGCGGATTACCGCCAGCACCAAGGGCAAACAGAAACCGCTCCGGCGTCACCAAGATCGAAGAATTACCCGTGGGGGCGGCGGAAATCAGATCAGCCCGGCCAGCGGTATCCAAATCCCACTCGTAAATCTTGCCATCGTCAGACCGGCAAGCCACCAGATACTCACCCCAGTTATCAAGCGCCCATGTCGCTGCCGCTGCAATACCTGTTGGCGATACATCAGGGCGCGCGGTGCCGTAGGTGCTGGTTCCGTAAGTAAACCCACCATAACCAAGGTTCTGCGTTGCAGCCACATCACCAATAGACAATTCATACGCATAGTCAGCGGAGCCAGCATTCGTCTCAGTAGAAGCGGCGGCGGAACCATGCGTGACAGTGTAGGAGTTTAGCCCCGTCACCGTCATGATATACTCGCCAGATAGCGTAATCCCACTGGAACCAATCGCGGTTCCATTGGTGAATTTAACCGTGTCGCCGGTCTTACCCCCGTGACCGGTATCCGCCACCGTTACCACCGCTGACGCATTTACCGTGCTGAAGGCGTTAGTGAGCGTCCCTGTTTCGCGGATTGGCGTGATATTGTACGGCGAAGCATCCGCCTTAATGGCGTACAACTTCTTGGCGCCGCCAGTGCCTAACCAAGCATTCGCATTATTGGCCCGCCAAGCATGGGAACCACGCATGATGCCAGTAAGCTGAATGTTGCTGCCGTTATGTGTGCGCTTCCGCCAACCACCAATCGGGCGCAAGGTGCCATCATACCACCGCACCAAGTTAGCATCGTACCACCGGCCAGCAGACTGATACTGTGTCCCGTTACGATAAATTCCCGGCGGCAGCTTTAGCGGAATGTACATCTAGCCCCTCAAACGTCGAAGCCATGATTGAACGGTCTTAGTTTCATAGATGCGGATCACCGTCCAAACGATGGTGAACAGCGCCGCAATCGAAGGAAGAACCTGGG